TATACGGGATGCCTTTATGAAACTTCAGGAAGAGATGTCTAACATGACAGAGATGGCTTCTTTAGAGAAGATTTCTCCCTTGATGAACTTTCTTGCGGATACCTCTTCCACAGTGGTGTTCATTTTTCAGCTTTATCGCGCTGCGTCGTGGGCTGATTATATTGCTGCCTTGGTTCAATATGTCAATACGCTTGGCTTTGGATTAGTAGATAAGTTCATGAAAGCTCTAAAATCAGATTTTAAAATTTCTCAAGTAGTGACTTCTGTCTTTTACTCAAAAATGGGCTCGGCTTTAAACACCGAAGCTTCAATAGTAGACTCTTTGGAGACTGCTCATCGGTTTTTGACTAAAGTTATTACCTCTGATATGATTCAGAGTCTGACAGATTTCTTTGCGACCCTTTCTTCATGGCGCATGCTTGATAGTAAATGCTATAGGAGGGTCGGACTTTTGTTCGGCCACGAAGGAGAAAAGATGACAGTTTTGCAATTTTCGTGCTTTGTTTTGAGAAAAATGATTCGCTTGTTCCAAGTGAAGGATGCCATTGCCGATGGTTGTACCTTTACCGATGCTTTTTTCTCTTCTAAAAATCCCATTCAAAAAGTGGTTGATGAGTTAGAGACTTGGCTTAGGTGGGAGAATATGACATATGATGGCCTACCTTCTCCGGGAAAAATTCATTTTCGAACTTATATGACCAACGTAAGGGACAAGAAGACAATACTTGAAAAATGTCGGAAAAATCTTTCCCATACTACTGAACTACGCAGAGCTGTTGACAACGTCTGCGCTCGTGCAGATTTAAGTATAGCGCGATTAGAAGAACAAATTAGAGGTAAGAGGCGTAAGACCCCTTTTGCCTTTGCCTTGTGTGGAGATCCTGGGGTTGGTAAAGGCAGGTTAGTGCCGTATATCTTTTCTATTTTCTCCGCTGTTTCAGGGAGAAAGTTTGATGATTCGCACGTCTTTTCTAAGAACGTGTGCACTGACTTTTATGATGGATTAGATACCTACGCGCAACCCTATTATCATATTTCCGAGTTAGGGAACAAAGCAAAGAACTTGACAAAGACTCAAGGCGATCCTGCTTTGATGGAGATGACCTCCATTATTGATAACTTGCCCCTGATTTTAAACACTGCGTTTACTGATAAGGGTAAGAAATATTGTCAACCTGAAGCTCTTGTGACGGATACCAATAACCCCTCTTTTCATGCTGAAGACTCCGTGGCTAACCCGGCGGCTTTTAGGCGCCGATTTCGTTTTGGCGAAGCATGGCCCATGCCGGAATTCAAGAAAGATGATGGAGTGGGAATTGATCCAGCGAAATGTGCGGCTGTTGATGATGGAGATCCGATGAACAGGTGGTTCTTTAATATTTATATTGAAGAGCCCTTGGGCGTAAAGAAGACTAGGCGTGTTTATCTCTTGGGAGGCCCTGATAAGCCTCCCGGTAACATTCATGATTTCACTCGTGTTCTTCGCGAAGAATACACCAAGCACCTGATGCATGAGATGAGAGCTGCCGAGGAAATGGCTGATTATACAAGTTTGTACGCCCAGTATTTGGGGGAAGAGATTAAAAACTTCCCGGAGCAAGTACATGAGCTTCCAAGTAGCTTGAATACTGAGGCCGATCCTATTGTCGAAGAACCGGATGAAGATTTCCGTCCTCTGACCACTCTTGAAGCGGTTAAGTCGGAAAGGCGACCCTCCCAACTTTGGTTGCTCCTCTGCATTATATGGGAGTTCTTGTGGGTAGTCATTAAGGACATTTTAATACCTATCGTTTTTAATGCTATTTTTGCGATGATTATGACTTCCTTGACAGGATTTCTTTTCCGTTCTACTGCTCCGATACCTGGTTTTCGCCACGTTTTCGGTCCTCTTTTTGGTATATTCACGGCCTTTAGATGGATGCAATTAGTCTTTACACCTTACTACTATTTGGTGATATTGTTTGTTTTGTCTTGTGTTGGATGTATCGACCCCAACACTCTACTGGGCACAATTTTGCAGAGTATGTTGACGAATATGTCCAAGTCTAGCATAGACAGAGTCCGAGATTACTATCATAAATTACGAGTCTATTACGGATATGAACCTGCTCAAGATGTTCTTTTCACTAAGAAATTCATTCGATATGCATCAGCTTTGTCCGCTATCTCGATTGGAACCTTTGGCATGTACAAAGTATCAAGGTTGTTCATTCAAAAATCTTCGGCACAGAAGAAATTTAAGAAACGTGTCAAAGAGGACTCTAATGTTGCAAAGACCGCTTCGAGCGAAGCCCATACGCTGATGAGGAAAGAACATAGTTCTAATACCAACCTCTCAGCACACGAAGAGAAAATGGGCTGTATGGTAGCGAAGAGATTTGTTCCCACGCAAGATGCCCAGTATTGGAATACGCAGGAATACCCGACCCAAGCTGTTCATAAGGACACCCCGAGTTCATTGAGCGAATCTCTCCAGAACAATGTAGTTCAGGTAACACTTGTTTCTGAAAATGAGAGAATAATGCAATATGGCCTGGGTCTGAAGGAAAATTACTTACTGGTTAATTCTCACTTCCTGAGAGGTTGTGGGGAGAATGCTATCCTGATCATCTACAACGGTTTAAGTGTTGATACTGAAGGTGTGAAAACCTTTATACACAACCGCTGTAAGATTGATGTAGGAAATGACCTTACTATAGTACGAGTTAATAAGCGCTTCCGAGACATTACGAAGCACCTTTGCGCTCGCGACATGCATGGCAATGGTCCTGCTTACATAGGGGACGAGGAGACGTATGCTGCGAAGCAAGGTCTTCTATACCGTGTTAATGATCCGAATGGAGAGATAGGTCTTAAATCCCCTTACCAGTACAAGTACACTAAGCGTGGAGTAGGGAAATGTGGTCAACCTCTTTATGTGCAAGTCAATTCAGGTTCTTGTATTGCAGGAATTCACTCTGCCGGAGCTGAACCTAGCTTCGGTTATGCTACTCCTGTAGTGAAGGAAGAGATTGAAGAGTCGATTGAACTCTTGGCCGAAAATCAGCCATTTGTTCGGGGAAACTCTGAATCCAGAATTACTCCTTGTATTATGGAAGACCCATTACCTAAGAGTTTGATACATTATGAGAAGGCTCACACGGTACGCTACTTCGGAAAACTTCCCGGGGTAGTTATGGCGAGATGTGAATCCAATCTGGAACGTTCCCGTTTTCACAAGAAGATCGACGATCTTTTTCGTGATGTATTGCATTGGGAACCGTCGATGATTTATGAGAAACCTTTGATGCAGTCTCGTACTAGTCCTACGTGGATTAGTCCTTGGAATAATGGTTTCAGGAAGGCGGCCTTGCCCAAGAAGGCTGTCAACACGTCCATACTGGCTGAAGTCATTGATTCGCTTACTGAGCGTATCTTGACAAAGCTTAAGGACGTTGGAATAACCACACTTGCTCCCTTAACATTAGATGAGGCAATAAATGGGGCGAAAGATGACCCCATGATTCGCAGGATGAACGCGAACACGGCTGCAGGTTTTGGTTGGAAGTGCAAAAAAGGAGCTTTGCTTCCTATTGTACATTCTCTTCCTGATCGAGTTACTCGAGAACCTGTCGGACGACTTAAAAAGAAAATTGCCATGATCTTCGATTCTTATAGTAGAAATGAGTCGGTGCACTTTGTGTATTCGGCTAGGCTGAAAGATGAACCTCGTGATTCTGAGAAAGTTAAGGAAGGCAATACTCGATTATTTTACATGTCTCCTGTGGACAGTGTGATAGTTTCGAGAATGTTGCTTGCTCCTTTCTATAGCCTGATGGCTAAATACGGAGAGATTTTTGGAACCTCCGTAGGTCTCAATGTGCATCGTATGCACGAAAAGATTCTCAAGAAGATTCGCTTTGGATCCAAGCATATGGCTGGAGATTATAGAAAGTTTGACTTTAAAATGCCTCCTGCTTTGGCTTTCGCTGCGAACACCATTATTTTTAGAGTATGTAGAGCTCTTGGCTACAATGAGTACGCCCTCCTCTTGTTGCG